AATAATGCAGGAGATCACAATATGATTAGAGGTAATCCTAATCACACAGGAGTATTTCAAACTTACAACCCAAGTCGTACTGTTCTTAGATAGTCATGCCTTTAATTACTTCTTCTATTCCAAACCTGATCAATGGAGTAAGTCAACAACCACCAGCACTCAGGCTTGCATCACAAGCAGAGGAAGTAGTTAATTGTATGTCGAGTCCAATCGAAGGACTGAAGAAGAGGCCGCCATTAAATAATGTTGCTCGCTTATTTATTGAGAACAAATCAACAGTCCGACCATTTGTTCACATGGTTTCAAGGACTAATGATATTAACTACATCATCATCATTCAAGATGGTGCAATCAAGGTAGCAAACTTAGACGGAACACTTGTAACTCCTGCGACACCAGACGGAGTTAGTTATCTAGATGTAACTGGTCATCCCTCAGAGATGTTCAGGGTTGCATCTATTGCTGACTACACATTCATTGTTAACAAAGAGAAGGAAGTGGCTATGTCCACTGATTTGTCGCCAACAACAATCACTGATCCCACAGCGATGGTGTTCATTAAGGTTGCAAACTATGACACTGAGTACAGCGTTACTTTAGGCGGTGTAACTAAAACATATACAACACCTCCTGCTGGTGGAGAACAAATTGAAAGTTCTTATTCTCAAGCAGCTAACAGTGCCAGTGTCACAGTTACAGCAACAGCACATGGAATGGTTAATGGTGATGAATTTAAAATTAGCTTTCCTACTGCATCTGGTGGAGTAGCAGGCACTTACGAAGTAGCTGGTGCAAGCACGGACTCATTTACCTACATAGCAGGAACACAGAACGATTCAAGTGCAAACTCTGGTAATTGCACAGTTGTACCAAAAGTAAAGCTATCAACAATCACGATTGCAGATGAGTTAGCAACAAAATTAAATTCAATTAGTGGGTTCAATGTTAACAACGATGACTACATAATACGAATCACTAAAACAGATGGAAGTGATTACACATTAACAAGCAAGGATGACAAGACAGGAGAAGGAACCAAGGTAATTAAAGGTGTTGTCGATGACTTAGATGACTTACCTATCAAAGCTTATGACGGTTTCATTGTTAAAGTACAAGGCTCTCAAGCTACTAGGTATGACGATTACTACGTTAAGTTTGTAGTTAATGCAGACTTTCCACCTAGCATTTCTTCTACTCCGACAGATATATATGGTGATGGAACATGGAAAGAAACAGTAGCCCCAGGTATTACATATAGATTTGACGAGGCAACAATGCCTCACGTATTAGTTAGAAATTCAAATGGTACTTTCACATTCCAGAAATATATAAAGGGAGAGAATAGTGCTACCTATGCACAATCAGGAACAACAGTTACTGTCACTAAAACAAATCATGGACTAGAGAGTGGAGATCTTTTGTTTGTTAGACCCTCCTCTGGTGCAGGAACTACTGGTGTTTTTTCTATTAGACCAGTCACTGCAAATACATTTACCTACACAGCAGGTCAAAGCCAAAGCACCAGTGGTAATGCAGTTTATGGAACTACGTGGTTAGGTCGCATAGCTGGTGATAAGAAGACAGCCCTAGAACCTACCTTTGTAGGCAGAACGATACAAAATCTAAACCTGTTTAGGAATAGATTAATAATGCTGTCGGAAGAGAATGTCATCCTTTCTGCTAGTGACGACCACGGAAGGTTCTGGCCTGAAACTGTTCAAACTATGGTGGAAAGTGATCCAGTAGATCTTGCTTGTGGTGGTAGTTCTATTAACATTCTTCTATCTACTGTCGCCTTTGCTAACACTCTTCTCTTATTTAGTAGGAACGCTCAGTTCAGGTTAGATGCAGGCTTAAACGTAGGTTCTGCTTTAACACCTAGCACAGCCACTATCACACAGATGACCTCCTTTGATATGGATATATCTGTTGACCCAATAGCTGTTGGTCGTAATACATATTTCCCTATTACTAAAGGAGGCTTTAGTGGACTAAGAGAGTTCTTTCTCCCTGACTCCAGTGGATCTGTCCCTTTATCAGAAGACGTAACATCCAGTATCCCTAGATATATACCGACAAACTTATGTAACCTTATCTCTGCTGTGGCAGAAGATGCTGTTGCAATGCTTAGTCTTGACCAGCCTAAGAGAATCTATCTTTATAAGTTCTTCTTTGAAGAAGATACAAAGCTTCAATCGTCTTGGTCTTATTGGGAAGTTAGTGGTGCAAAGAAAATAATAGGTGCTGCAATTAAAGGTAGTGACTTGTATATACTTACTGAATATGACGAAGATGGAAGCTCATCTCAATCAGGAACTTACCTAGAGAAAGTATCATTAAGACCTGAGCAAGTAGACCCAGGAACAGAAATAGAAATACTGCTAGACAGAAAGATTACCGAAACAGAAGTTACATCGACAAGTCTTAACAATGCTGGCGGTCTAGGTGTAGAGACTGTCATCACCCTTCCTTACCCTATCAACACTGGGGCAGACATGATTGTAGTAGGAAGATACGAGGCAGGTAATACTCTCCTAAGACATGGACAAGTTATTGAACCGCAGTCTCAAACGTCTAATACAATCACAGTTCTTGGAGACTTAAAGACAGTGGTAGGAGGCAAAACACCACGCTTCTTTGTCGGAGAAAGATACACTATGACTTACGAGTTCAGCACTCCATATATAAAAGAACAGCCGCAAGGTGGTGGTGTTGCATTAGCAGCAGGGCCGAAACTACAGATGAGAACATGGACTGTAATCTTTGATGAGTCGTCAGCCTTTGAGTTAAAGGTTACTCCTGCAAGTAGAGACACAAACACTTATCCATATAACGGAGTCATCGTTGGTGAAGCTCCTCCACTTATCGGAGATCCTTCAGTTCTTACAGGATCTTTCCGTGTTCCTGTGATGACAAGCAATATAGATACTAAGATAGTTATATCCTCTACAAGTCCACTACCTTGTCGATTCCAATCAGCCGAATGGGAAGGGTTCTATCATACGAGAGCGAAAAGGCAGTAGCTTATCAACGACGTACAGAGTTAGAAGATATTAGAATTATTGGCGACAACATGAGAGATGAGGATATAGCTGAGATCAGGGCACAGTCAGGACTAACACCTGTCGCTAGTCTGTTCTACTGTTTCTTTAAGAGTAACCCCTGTATGACTATGGTTAGCAGGCATGGACACCCAATGGGTATGTGGGGTGTTGTACCTGAATCAGAGACATCTGGTCGTATATGGATGTTGGGTTGTCAGTCAATGTTGGATGATCCAAGTGACAAGCGTACGTTTTTAAGAAGATCTAAAGTAGAGCTAGACAAGATTATTCAGGAGTATCCTGTATTATTTAATGTAGTAGATGCTAGAAACAAAGTTCATGTCAGATGGCTTCAATGGATGGGATTTACATTCATTAAAAAGCACTCAGAATATGGGCCAGAGAGTCGTCTGTTCTATGAGTTCGTGAGGATCTAATTATGTGTGAACCAGTCAGCATAATTATGGGGGTCATGTCTGCTGGCCTCCAGATAATGCAGCAGCAAGCAGCGACTAGAGCACAGAACGCACAGATAGAATTTCAAAACCAAGCAGCAGAGCAGGAGTTTCAGTACAACACTCTGCAAGCACAATCTGCAAGAACTGGTGAAGCACAGCAAAAACAACTACAAGAAGATGTAATAGCTCAGAACTTTGATTTAGCAAACATGGCTTATGAGAGTGATATTGCTGCATTAAACTTACGACTTATGCAAGAGCAAGCAGCAGCAGGAGCAGAAAAAAGAAAAACTTCACTTGCTGCATTGCAAGCTAAAGGTGAAGTAATAGCTGCTGGTCGAGTAGGAAATAGTATTCAAAATCTTATTGCTGATGTTCAACGACAACAAGCAGCATTTGATTATGCAACAGATAGAAACTTAGCTTTCTCAGGAGCAGCAGCTAAACAAGATAAGAGAGGTGCAGCTATAGAAAGGGGAGCCAGAATTACTAGCCAACAGCCATACTTAGAACGAATGTTCCTTGACCCCTTAAAACCAATGATGCGAGGAAAAGTTAAAGGGCCAGGCAT